ACCAAGCTCCTTCGGAAGTTAAAAAGAGAAACATTAAACACAAAAAGTAAGATAAAATGGCAAACGGAAGATTATCACCACTCCAGATGACAGATGCATCTTCGTGGAAAGGACTAACAACAGAGAACCATTTAGGTGCTATCTGGCAACAGTCTCCACAGAAAGTATCTGACATGATCATGAACATCCAGCAAAATTACTTTGGTAACAACATTGATTCCGTATTGGCTCAATTTCCTACCTTAGAATTTGAAGATGACCGTGACTTTACATGGGATTTACAATCACAAGGACTTGACAACGTTGAGTTAGTTGAGTGTAGAGTAGATGGTACTGCAATAACTGCAGTAGACCAACCAGGTAAAAATTATACAGAATTTGAACTAGTATTTGCAAAAAACTGGTTTTCTGATACCGAAAGAATTGTCGGTGAACTAAATGAGACTTATCCTGTACTTATAGTTGAGGAGCCTTATAATGAAGGCACCAACTGGGTTTACAGGTGTAAGATGGATACAGGAGATGCTAACCTATTCTTGCCTTATGAAGAGGCAGTAGCAGGAAAGAGATTCTCTGGTGAATTTGCTCCAGTGGAAAGAACTATGTCTAAAAAAGGACGTGAGTTAAAGTACAAGGGGTTAATCACTATGAGACAAGCATTCTCTCAAATAAGAATCCAGAAGAAAACTCCGGGTAACTTGTCTAAGAAAAAGATGGGTGGATACTTTAAGGATCCTTCAGGTAAGGCAGTTAAATTCTGGCAACAGTATGAATCATTTATGTTTGATAATGCTTTTAGAGAAGACATTAACAAATTAATGATGTTTGGTACGTCTAACAGATCTGCTGATGGAAAGTATAAAATCTCTGGTAAGTCTGGGTATAAGATTACAGAAGGAGCTGGTATACGTCAGCAAATGGAAGCAGCTAATACTAGTTATTACAATGCTTTCTCAATTGAAGAATTGACTACTAGATTACTTGACCTTTCAGAAGGAAAGTTAAATACTGATCAAAGAGAATTTGTTCTTAGAACAGGTGAAAGAGGTGCTTATGAGTTCCACAAAGCTCTAGAGAACCACTCTCAATTATTTACTCCTCTGTTTAACCAAGACAGAATGTATAAGTCAAGTCAAACAGGGTTCCAAATGGGATTAGGTTATGGTGGACAGTTCTTAGAGTATCTAGGGCCTAACAACATCAAAGTAAACCTTTCTGTAGATTCTATGTATGATGATAGAAACAGAAACAAGTTAGAAGATGCTAACGGTGGAGTTACTGAGTCTTACAGATATGATATCTTTGACATTGGTACTACTGAAGGTGCTCCAAACATCCAAAGATGTGGAGTTGCAGACCAGCCTATTATACATAAGTATATTCCAGGTCTAAGAAATCCTTTTGATCCAGATAGTTCTTTTAGCGCTATTGGAACTGCAGAAGATGCTTGGGAAGAGCATAAATACTACTGTGGAGCTGCTATTGTAAGAGATCCTTCAAGGACAGCGGCTTTTATAAAGAATACGCAGGCAGGGTACAACAGTTTTGTAGCCTAGTAATAAGATAAACCGTAGGGGAGGAAGTAACACCTTCTTCCCCTTATTTTAAAAAGAGAAGATGGGAAAGGAAGAAATGAAGTTTACTCCTTCTACTGATACAGTAGTAGTAGAGCCAATAATGAAAGCGAGAAATCCATTAGTGGATGATCCAAACCATGAAGCATACTTTTTGTTTCATACAGCAAAGATAGAATACTCACTACCTTTAGATAAAATGGGGAATTTAACTAATCCTTTTGCCAATAAGGCTGAGCAAGAGTGGTTAGAAAAGGAACTAGATTTAGATTTAAATATTCATAGGAAGAAAGATAATGAGTGGTTTAAGCATAAAGTACGCCTTGACAAAAACCCTAGGAAACTTGTACTGGGTAATCCAAAGGATTATATGGATTATTTGGTTTTAAGGGCTAATACGAGATTTATAGCGGCCAGTGCGGAAACAATGAATGATAGAGCTACATATAGATATGCGCTTGTTCAGGAAGGTTATAAGATAGCACAAAAAGCCAGAACTGCAGGAAGCAAAAAAGATGCTTACAAAGCAGCAGCTAAACTAGAAACACAGGGACGTGAAGCAATGATTGATTTCCTTAAAGTATACGGAAAGAAAGTATCAGAAGCGTCTAAAATAGATTTTCTAGTCGGGCAAATAGATGACTTAGTAGAAAGTGATTTAGCAGGATTTTTATCTATTGTAGAAGATAAAGACAACTATGAGATTAAGTTACTACTTGAAAGAGCAATTGAGTCAGGAGCAGTTAACAGAAACGGACGTAAGTACTACTTACCAGGTGGAGATCCATTATGCGGATCAGGAGACTCTCCAACAATTGGTAATGTACTTATATACCTAAAGTCACCAGCAAACGGAGATATTTTAGATATGATTGCAGCAAGAGTAGATAACGCTAAATAAAATATAAAGTATGACAGCTACGGAGATGGAGGAGTTATTCCTCATAGAATATGACAGAGTTACTAGCTTTGACGCTCCAGGTTATACTGCAAATGAGATAAGTGAAATACTATCATCTGCGCAAGAGCAACTAATTTTTCATACATATAATCCATTAGGTAACAAGTACCAAAAAGGATTAGAAGAAGTAGAGCTTACAACAGCAGACTTGCAAGAGCTAGTGTCAGAAAGTAATCTGACCAGTTCTGCCAGTCAGATAGGAGTATTAACTAATGGACGGTTCTTTGATTTACCGGTTAATCACTGGCTTACTTTAATGGAGGAAGTAACGATAGCTACAGACAGCTGCTTTAATGGGGCTAAGGGGATAGTTAAACCCATCACACATGATGAGTATACTATAAATAGAAACAACCCTTTTAAGAAACCAGCAGTAAATGAGGTGACTTGGAGATTAACTAATAGCGGTAGAAGGTTTGAGTTAGTAACAGACGGTAATTATACTATTACTACTTACAATATGAGGTATTTAATTAAGCCTCAGCCTATCATTACTGCCACAGGTATTACAGTAGATGGTGTGGCAGGACCGTTAAATTGCCAGCTTAAAAGTACAACCCATAGAAGAATAGTAAAATACGCAGTTAGAATAGCTGCAGGCATAACGGATGCGCAGATGTATCAAGTTAAAACAATAGAGCAAAATTCAGGTAACTAATATAATTTAAAAAAAATGGCAACATTAAATCAAAGAGACATACAAGAACTCTTTATTGGAGCAGACGCTTCCAAATCAACAGGTGGAATTGAAACTCTCAATGATGGAGAGGTTGGGATATTCACACCAGCAGGAACAAGGCTTACAGAAGCTTTAGCTGCAACAACAGAAAGATTTATCCTTGTAAAAGGAAGAGATGGTTCTACAGCAGAGCCAGTACTATTGTCTAGCTCAATTGTAAAAAGTACAATTGTATCAGCTAATGCAAACAGAGCGTTATGGACAGCAACCGCTGAACAAGTAGACGTAATTGGTTATGATGGTACTTCAGGAGCTATTGAAGTAATTAATAGTAACTTGTATCATGTAAGAGTTAATTTAAAGCAGTCATGTACTTCAAACATTGGAGGAGTTTCTGTAAAGCACGGTATTCATGAGTCAGCAGCAGCAGCGGCACAGTGGGAAATAGCTAAAGGACTTGCTTTATCTTTAGTAAATGATTTCTCTAAAGAAACAGACAGACAACTAAGCCCTACAAGACTTTGTGATGAAGCAGGTGTAGCTCTTGGAACTGGTGTTGGTACTATTACAGTAACTAACGGATCTAAGTACTTTTTAGCTGGAACAGATATTGATGACGCAACAACTAACGCTGCAATAGTAGTTAATGGTTTTGTTAGATTTGGTACTGCAACTACTGATCCTGTTTACCAGGTAGTAGCAATCAATACTACTACTAACGTTGGAACATTAGATACTGCTTATGAAGGAGCATCTGAAGTAATAGCAGAGGTAGCGGTTGAAAACATCCCTAATGCTGCAGGTATAGCTGCTGAATGGGGAGTTAGACTGACAGGATTAGCTCTTCCTTACAGTGTAGGTAAAATTAACTTTGCTGTTACAGGTTGGGTTACTACATTAGAAAATATGGGAGCTTCTTCTTTATTATCTGCAGGCGCTGTTCCAGGTACTGGAAACACAAACCAGGTAAAAGACATGGAATTCTTTGTTCAAGGTAATGAAGGAGACTATATGAGAATGGGAGAACCATCCCTATATCCTTCACGTAAAGAAGTTTTAACAGGAGTAAACTACCACTCTATTGACTTTTCAACTGAAGAGATATATACAGGTTCTATTATTGCTGGCCCAACAAGAAAAGCCTTTACGGTAGTTCTTCCAGCTGCAGACGCAACTGACACGTCAGCGGTATACGCATTAACTGCGACTACTGATGACATCACTGATGTATTAGAAGTGCTAGTATTTGGTGCTGCAGGAGGTGAGTTTGCTGTAGGATAGACAACTAAGATTAATCAATATTAAAGAGAGGAGGGCGCTTTGTTCTCCTCTTTTTTACTTAAAAAATTAAAATGGCATTCGTACCAACTATATCAACGTGCATAAAAAAGAACTGCGGGTTCATTTCAGTAACAGATAATACTGGTGTATATGATGCTAGTACTAATACAATAGGATGGGAAGACGCAAGTACACTACTTGCTTCCGCTGTTACTGCTTTAACTTTAGAAGTCTCTCAAAACGGTAGCGTAATAGTAACAGAAAACTTACTGACCCAGTTACCTGGCGCTGTATCTGAATCATTTACGTATTCAGACATATCAGTTTCAGGATTAATTGACGGGGATTTTACCGTTACATATACCGTAACTACTGCTTCTGATGTTTATATTGCTTCTATAGTAAGCTTCCACGCGTGTGCTGTAAGGTGTTGTATTGATGCAAAATGGACACAGATCACTCTTAATGGAGATACTACAACTGCAGGTAATACTAGCCTTGTAGATAGCGCTCTAGAACTTGAAGGGCTTTACGCTAGTATGATAAACGCAGCGGCAAGCGGATACACCACAATAAGAAACAATTATTTAACCAAGCTACAACGAGTATGTAACATTACCACAGGCTGTGGATGTGCTACATGTGACGGATGTAGTTAAAAACATAAATACAATGGGTTGTTCATGCGGAACATCATGTGACTGTTTAGGTACAGCCACTATTACTATACCTTCTGGAGCTAACGGGTCTGATGGTGCTGCTGGTGCAGCCGGTGCAGATGGAGCTGATGGCGCTAATGGCGCTGCTGGAGTTTTTGGAGGCTATTCAGGAAATTGGTTATATAATACCTCTACTGCTACGGGACCTGCTGCAACGTTCTTAAGGTTTGATAACGCCACTTTAGCAAGCGCTACATTACTACACGTAAATGACGTTAACGCAGATTCTATTGATTACACTAATTTTCTAGCTAGTTTTGCTAATATAATTAATTCAGTTAGTCAATTTGGAATACTCCGTATTTGGAAACGGTATGATTCCACTCAGTTCTGGATGGGCTCAATAACTGCTGTAACGGATAACACTACTGACTACACTTTTGCAGTTACATATATTGAAGATAACGGAACATTCTCTGATAATGATGAACTAGTTGTTTCATTTACTCCTAATGGGGAAATAGCAGGTCTTGGAGGTACTTCAATAGTGTCTTTTGATAATGAAAATGTTGTTGTGTCAGGACTTACTTCTAATACTGGTCTAGTTAGTTACCCTATACCTTTAGATAGTCTGTCTACAAAAGGGGACACTATAGAAATAGAAGCGTATATTATAACAGACGCTTTTTCAAGACCTACTAAACAAGATAACTATTCTATATCTTTAGGAGAACAGGGAATTGCGTTAGATTATAGTGAGCTTACGTTTAATATGAAAGGGAATAAAGCGCAAGGTATACTTATAAAGCAGCGGATAATGAGATCTGGCTTAAATGAAGCTTGGATTACTACTACTGTATTTTACGCTTATACATCTAGCGGAAACGTTATTTCAGGAGTTAATGCGAGCGCTACATTCATGAACTCAATTAAACATGTAATTGACTGGTCAGCAATTAATTTATTTCAAATTACTGTAAACGCTAGTGTCGGATTCCCAACTGAATTAACAAATGAATTACTAACATTTAGCGCTAAATATTTACCGTTTAAATCATTATAATTATGGCTATAAAAAAAATAAGAGAAGAATATTCTGTAGTAGCCGCAGGTGGTACTATAAGATTAGATGTAGATAATTGGGTAGATGTATATGTAATTTCCTCTGCTTCAGCGATAACTTTAACCTCAAGCCTTACGGTAACTACCACAGGTACCCCGCAAGAAGGAATGGAGATTTTAATTTACTATGCTGCAAGTATAACCCCTAACGGTAATTCAATTACCGTACTTAGTAATGATTTACCTGTATCATTAGCTTCTTCTAATGTATGGATAAGAAATTACTTTGACGGTACAAAATGGCAGTCAACTATGATGCCTAATTTTAGTGGTCCAGGCTCTGTAGACTCTACAATGTTATCTGATGATGCAGTCATTACAGATAAGCTAGTAGACGAAAACGTGACAGGAAATAAACTAGCACCAAATGCTGTTTCTGTAACCAAAAGAGGAGGGACGCTAAATACAGAAATAGTTACACTACCTGTTAGTTTTGAGACAGGAGAAATGAGTAGTAACGCTATAATTATACCTTTTAACTGCACTATAAACTCTGTATCCTATACCGTAGTAAAAGAAATAGCTGCTAGCAGTAACGCTATAATAACTATGGGCATTAACGGAGTAGCTACTAATCCTGCTACTATACTTATTCCACCAACAACACTTATAAATACTACAGGTAAAGTTATATTATCTTCTAGCGCTAACGTAATTCCAGAGCAAAAAGTAAGCTTTACTACAAGTAAGGTGGATGCTGGAGGAAAATTAATTCTAACCCTAATTCTTACTAGAACATAATGACAAATGCGCAGAGAAATAACCATATACAAGACCTACAGTTACGTCACGTTACTCCTTACTCTAGTGCTTTATATAACCGTTTAATAACGGGAGGATGCTCAGACTTAAAGGAGAATAGTCAAATTGCGTACATGATTAAAATATGGTATAGGTACTGGGCGTTACCTAATACACTTAGCAGTTATCAGTATACTACTGTAGACAGTGTGAGTGACAGTGTAGAATTTACAGTATCCCTTAACGGAGTTGACCTATCTACCGTAACATCTACAACTGGAAGCATGTCTGAAGTAGTGACTGCATTAGTAGAAGGCATTCAGTACACTTCAGGAGCTACTGGGGTGTACGCCTTTGAATATGACACAGGTTTTATAACTTGGTCAAGTAGTACTGCTTATAGCCTTAATAATGTGATTACAGTAACAGATAGTACAGGAGTAACAGCAGTTACAACTGTAGATGTAGACCCAACAAATTCAGATAACGTAGCTGTAATTCTTGATAGAAATAACTGCATTAGTTTTTGTGAACTAGCAGGAATAAAAAAATACTTACTTAATCTTCTAGCTTCGTGTTAAAGAAAGTAAATAACAACAAAACCTAATGAACGATTTATACAATGCAACAGGAACAATAACGTGGGTAATCTCTACATCAATAGGGATATTAGAATGGTTTGGAGGAATAGAAGTAAATAGTGTTTTAACAAGCGGTTCTTTGTTATTAGCTCTTGTTTACGGAGTATACCGCATAAAAACACAGCGTCTTGACCTTAAGCTTAAACAGAACGAGTACGCGCAGATTGAAAACAAAGAAGATGGAGATGAAAAGAACAAGAATTAAAATAACAATAGCTATAGGGGTGTTAATTACTCTTATGTCTATTTTACCTGCTTATGTTATCATTAAAGCTACTACGTTAGGTAAGTACGACCTCGCTAGTACTTGGATGTCTTTAGCTACAATGGTTACTGCTATAGCTACTGTTTCTGGGTATTACTTGTCTAGAGAAACAAGTAGGCCTTCTTTTGTTAATAATACAACTGTGGACGTAGGAGGGCTTTTAGAAGATGAGTCAGATCCGGAAGAAATACCATTATAAATGATGAATTTATTTAAAGCTTTTTTCAATAGAGCTACAAAAAAAGCGTTAACTATGACCTCCCCTAGAAACTTTGGTAGGCCAATTAACCATATTACTATCCATTGTACCGCATCCAGTGTAAACGCAAAAGTATCTGATATTAAAAAGTATTGGAAAAATACCCTTAGATGGAAATCAGTAGGGTACCATTACATAATAGGTAGAAAAGGAGAGCGACACATACTTGCTTCTTTATCTAGCGTTGTTAATGGCGTTAGAGGACATAACTGGGATGGCGTTCATATCTCTTACATAGGAGGTAAAGGAGGTAAGGATAACAGGACGGAAGCTCAAAAAGAGGAAATGTTTAGACTGCTTGAGGAATTAACAGCTCCTGATTTATTAGGGAATGTACAAGTACTTGGTCATAGAGATTGGTCTCCTGATTTAAATGGAGACGGTAAAATTTCCCCTAACGAGTATATAAAACTATGTCCTAGCTTTGATGTAGGTAAATGGTATAAAAATAAGTAAAATGAAATCAAAAATATTACTGTACGTTTTAGCGTTAATAGGGATAATTTCAATGCTAGGGGGCTGCATGTCTGCTGAAGACTTAGTTAATAAAGCATTAAAAAAAGACCCTGAAGTATTAAAGAGAAGAATGACTGCTGAAATAATATACGTAACAGATACAGTACCTATATATATAGACGGAGAAATAATAGAAGTTCCTGTTAACGTACCCGTAGAGACTACTGTAATTAAATGGGTAAAAGAAAGAACTAATAAAGAAGAGCGTATAGACGCTAGATTAGAGAAAGCAGAATTAATACGGTATAAAATAGTTACAGATAGCTTAGCGTTAAATAATAAGAGGATAAAAGCGGAAGTTAAACTTTTAGGCCAAGAAAACAAACTCTTAAAAGAAAAAGTAAAAGCAGCAAAAAAAGAGAACAACTCTGATACGTTTAATTGGATTAAAGAAAACTGGCTGTTTATATTACTAGCCATAGTCTTTGTGTTATTTCTACCTACTATTATCAGCCTTATAAGAAAAAGTAGTATTTAATTGGCTTAAAGAAATATTTACGTTAATTTTACCTACAAACTATTATATAAGATGGAAAGTAAAAAATACAGGTTTAATGAGATGACTGCTATGCAGCTAAGTCAAGCTTTGAGGGGAGCTCTTAGAGAGCCTTCACCGCTTAAGCTGACAGTAGCAAAATGCGCTAAAGTAATGGAGAACGCTGTTAGCCATTATCTTGAAGCAAAAGATGCAGTTATGGAAAAGATAGCAGTAAAAAAAGAAGACGGAACGTTTGCCTTACGAGAAGGAAAAGAAGGCCCTCCTGAAATTATCACAGACTTTAAATTGTCTATTTCTGATGAGGAAGCTATAAAAGAGTTTGAACAAATTAGCGATAGTGAAATAGAAGTAACGTTGCCTACTATCTCTGCAGAAACAGAAGTAATGCTTGGAGAAAAAGTAGTAACCTTAGAGAAATTTTTAGATATGGATCCTACAGCATCAGGAAATCTAGCTTACGTTTATTTAGTATTAACTGAAAATGGGCAATAGCAAGTACAAGAAAATATACGTCTAACAAAACAATAAGATGACTGAAGCACAAATTACGTTTGACATAATGGAGATACTTAGAGGGAATCAAATATCAGATGATACTGATATAGATTCAAGACAGGTAATTTTCCAGATTAATAATCAAAGAGCTTTATATATTAGGAATGAGTATAACAAGCCTGGTAGAAAAGTAGATCCTTTTATAGAGCAAGATCTTGGGTGTGTTAAACTAGTAGCTGTTGATGGGGCAGATTGCTGTGACGTAGAAATTTCCGTAGACTGTACTTTATTAAGAACAGAACATAAGATACCTAATACAATAGACTTACATAATGGGCCAGCTATAACGAGAGTTGGTCCTATTATGAAAACAAAGACACCGTTTTCTTTTATACCGTATAACAGAGCAATATACGCTACTGATGAGAAGTACGCTAAAAGAGTAATACAGGCTTTTTTACTTAATGGTTATATATATGTAACAATCCCAACTGCAGGTAATATGTTTTTGGAATACATTAACGTAAGAGGAATATTTGAAACGCCTTCAGACGCAGCTACTTTTTGTACTAGTGATGGCGCTACTTGTTATGATAAGACAACAAGTGAATACCCAATATCAGGATGGATGTATACTTACTTAAAGCAGCAAGTACTACAGCATTTCTCTATGGCTTTGCAGATACCTAAAGATAAGCAAGGAGATAGTCAAGAATCAATAACAGGACCAGCAACAAAATAAATGAGAGGTACTAGAGGGAAGCAGACAGAAAAATACGCTACCCATGTAGCTACTAAAGAATTTTATACTTATTACGCTAACAAGCATTTTAGAGAGGTGAGAGAAGGTAAAAGCCGAGGGAAGCTACATAAAGACAGTAAATACTATGTCAAGGCTTCTTTGTACTCTAAAGTAGTAGACGCTTTTAATTTTGGAGTTAGGGCGCTTATATTAGAGAATGACCTTGATTTTGCAATGCCTGCAAGTATGGGAGTTCTTTGCATACGTAAAAAGAAGCTTACTCCTTATATAGATAAGGACGGAGTATTTAAGAATCCGTTACCGGTTGACTGGCAATCTACATATGAGTTATGGGAAGATAATCCAAAATCTCATATGGCTAAGACATTAGTAAGGTTTAAAAATAAACATTCTGGGGGATATATTGCAGAGTGGGTATTAAAAAAAACAAGGGCTACATTTACAAATAAATCAGCTTATACGTTTAAATCATCCAGAACAGGCAAAGAGTTACTGGGTGCTATAATGCTAGATTTTGAAAATAACAGTATTGATTACCAATTAAAATAACCACATGAGTATTTGGAACGGAAAGTACGTCTCTATAAATAACATAATATCTAAAGTATATAGAGAGATGGGTCTAGCTGACCAGATCAACATCAATGATGCTGTAGAGTGGTGTGGAGAAGCCTTAGAGTTAATAGGTAGTCCTGGTACTCTTTTAGAGAAAGTAGTCACCATTGAAGTAAAGGAAACAAGAGCTATTATACCTAATGACGTACATCAGATACAAACTATCTGGGGATATAGCGGTTATGTACAATCAGAGGATCCAAATGACGATACATTTATTGATTGTGTAACAGGGTTTAGTGCTATGCAGTACTCTTCAGATACTATGCATTTTTACATGGAAGGATGTAATGATAATAGATGTGCCTCTTCTTTAACCTACATGGTTAACGATAATTATGTTTGGCCTAACTTTAGTTGTGGAGCAATTAGAATGAGTTACTGGGCTATTCCTACAGATGAAAACGGATATCCTAAGATACCAGATCAGATTAAATTTAGAGAAGCGGTAGCAGGACACCTAGCCTGGAAACTAGCAAGAACTATGTTGATTGCTGGAAAAATGCCGGCACAATTATACCAGGAGTTTAAAACTGAAAGAGATTGGTATATTGGAGCTGCTCAAACTGCAGGGCAAATGCCTGGTTTAGATATGATGGAATCTCTTAAGAATAATTGGATACGTCTTATACCAAAAATAAATCAGCATAGAGACGCTTTTTCTAGTTCAGGTACTCAAGAGCAAAGAACTACACGAGGTAATAACGCTCCTACAGTAGGGGTAGGTACATCAAATAATAGTAGCGAAGTATGTCCTCCAGAAACTACTACGGAAGCAGCAGCAACGGTGTTATCTGTGTCTCCTACAGTTTCTGAGGAAGCTCAATACGCTAACAACAACTCTACTGCTCATTTATATATTATGCCAGATTTTGGGTTAAGTATAATAGGTACAGATTCTACGACTAAAACACTAACTCTTTATTCTAATACTTTAGACGTACAGTTATTTACAGCTACTTGGAGTATAGACGCTGACATTTTAGCGGATACTCCTATAAGTAATACTGATTGGACTACTTTTTGGCCTTCTTACGCCTCTTCTCCAGATGATAATTATGAGGTAGGTTTTGATTTAGCGCAATGGGCAATAAACAACGGGGGAATTAATGATGACATTTTTTCTTATACTTTCAGCTCTAGTGTTAGTGACGGTACCTATAACAGTGTACTAGTAACTTCAACTACAGAACAAACAATATTTTTATTTCCTAGTACTCCTTTAAACTTAGCGGCTACTTCTCAATATGAAGAAGTTGGTCTTGTATGGGATGTTGTTCTTGGGGCTTCTAGCTACGTAGTAGCGTATAAGTTAGCTACTGACCCTACATTTATTGAGGTTTCAGTAGTGTCTGCTACTCATGCTGTAGAGGGATTAACTAATGGATTACTGTATGATTTTAAAGTTAAAGCTGTAAACTCAGCAGGAGAGTCTAGCTACACGGCTGTAATCCAAGAAACACCTAATAACACAGTAATACCTAACGTACCTACTGGCCTTTCTTTAGTACCTAGTGACTCTCAGATAATTGCTTCGTGGAATGCGGCATCAGGCGCTGACTCTTATCTACTATATTATAAGCTAAGTTCAGATTCCGGGTACACCCTTACTAGTTTAAGCGGTCTAACCTATACTGTTACAGGGTTAATTAACGACTCTGAGTATGACTTTAAAGTAGTAGCAGTAAATAATATAGGTAATTCCGCTAGTAGCGCTATAGTAAGCAGTACACCGTTTGCTGTACCAGAGTTTAACTTCTCTGTTAAATCTGATAACTCTGGAGTAAGTAATGATGACCAGTACCTTATAACGGTAGGAACAGGAACGTTTTTATATGACGTTACTACAGATGATGGATATAGCGCCACAGGATTAACGGGAGCGCACACTATAACCTTCCCAACAGGCGCAGGAACTCATAACGTAACTATTACGGGTGATTTTCCTAGCATGAAGAACTCCCACGGTAATGACGACCAGAAGCTAATGACGATTGATAGCCTTGGTGATTATGGTAGTGGTTCTACTTCTCAAAAAGAAGCATTTGAAGGGTGTAGTAACCTTGTATGGAACGCTACAGATGCAGGTGATTTTAGTGCAGTTGTAGAGTTTACGGATTTTCTTTTTGGAACATCAAGTATGCTTACAATTTCTTCTTTTATAATAGATTTATCCGCCTCTACTGGCTTTTTAAGAATGTTTATAGGTTCGGGGATAACTAACTTTCCTCCAAACGTCTTTGATAATGTTACATCGGGTGCTTTTGGTAGGGCTTTTGAACTAACAAACTTAACTACACAATCAATAGATAACATTTTTGTTTCTCTTGTGGCTTCGGGAGTTTCAAACGGTGTATTCAAACAAAGCGGAGGACAAGCACCAAGCGCGACAGGATTAGCGGCTAAAGATACACTTGTAGCTGATGGTTGGACAATAGTATATACATCTTAAAAAAATGGGAAAAAACGCAATAAGTGTCATAAAATTAGAGAAGCCAAGTGTAAATACATGGTTTATTGGTTGGGATGATTCCAAGTCAAGAATAGAAGCATACTCCTTAGTATCACCTGCCGAATCCATGTTTACCGCTTTAAAGATAGTAGATTATTACACCACCGAAAAGTCATGGCTTGCTATTTTAACAAAAAACGGAATAGACCCAACAGTATAAAAATGACTAAAGAATGAAAGCACGTAAAGGGTACACTAAAGGGATGAACAGAGATATAACCTCTGACAAACAAGATCCTGGATCATATTACAACCTTGAGAATTTCAGAATGGTTACAGAAGACGGCCATACTACAGGATCATTAACTAATGAGTCTAGTAATACTGTAAAATTCACTATTCCTGATTTACAGGAAATGACTTTAGCTAATGGAATTACTATACCTGCTCAACCAGACCTAAAGATAATTGGTTGGACTACAATCATTGATGCTATTATAGTGTTTACTACTAACAATGAAGATGAAAATCCAATTGGGTACGGTCAAATATGGTCATGTAAGTTTAACGAAGCCCTTGGTACAATAGAAGGGTTAGATGCCGGTGCTTTAGATCCTGATGTTCATTTACTATATAATCAAGCTTTAAACTTCTCTACTTACCATAGAATAGGTAGAGCAATAGGTAGGTATGAAAATTCAAATATAGCAAGAGTATATTGGACGGATAACAACAATCCTGTAAGCGCTTTTAACACCTTTGCAGAAGACCCTCTTAACGTACCTCTTAATACTTTACCTTTAGCTGCATACGTATCTATGGCCCAACCCGTTATAACAGGACTAGGTGTAGGTAGTTTACGTACTACCGCAATGATACAATTTGCGTATAGATTAAAAACAATAGGAGGAGCTACAACAATATTCTCTCCTTCATCTACTTTATATCCATTACCTGCTGCTGCAGCAAATGGTGTTACCTGGGCAGAGTGGGCAGTAGGGATGTACAATGACCCTGGAGGAGCAGACGTTGAGAACAAGTCTGTTACTTATGACATTATAGGTATTGATACTACATGGGATGTAATAGAGCATTTTGCTATACTATACTCTGAAAGAGATGTATTTACTGTGTATTCTTTTAGAGAAGAAAATATACCTGATTCAGGAAATTTAATAGGTATAGAATGTAGTAGTTTATCAGATGCAATACCTCTGACTACTGTTGAGTTTAATATACTTAGCTCAGGGTTTGATGTAGCTAAAGATATTGAAGTAAAAGGAAACAGGTTAATTGCCGCTAACACTAAAACTACTTCTTTCGTTATAAATTTTGACGCGAGAGCTTATAGGTTTAATAACACACAATCTTCTTTACTAAGGGATGAAGATGCAGGGGATATAGTACTTAACGGAGATACTCCAGATTACGTAGCTGTTCCTTTAACTCATAACGCTATTAACCCCTACAATGATGAGTCAGAATTAGATTGGGATACCCTTAACCAATATGCTTACCAAAGTAACGGAAACACTATGGGGGGAAGTGGAGTTAACGTATCATATGAATTTACTACCGTAGGTACGTTTGCTAACTTTTTTGGTTCAGAAACTGTGACAAGCGCCCCTTCACATTTTGATATGGGAAGTTTATCAGAAAACAGTGAGCCTACAACTACAGGAGTTCTAGACGCTAATGGAGACTTGGTTGAATTTACTAAAGCAGGGCAGTTACAGAACATGGCCGGACCTCATTTAACATCCATATTTACAGGATATACTAGAGGAGAAGTATATAGGTACGGTATTGTTTTTTATAATGCTTCTGGCTCTACTTCTTACGTTAACTGGATTGGAGATATTAGATTTCCTGAGCCTTTAGATGGAGATGAGTACGCAGTAGCTACTGGTGGAGGCGCAGGAATAAAAATGAACTCTATGGGTATTAAGTTTACAGTAGACACTTCTTCTATACAAGACCAGATAACCGGATATTCTATTGTAAGAGTAGTCAGAGAAGAGCAAGATAGATCTAGACTTGGTACAGGAATGCTAATGTGGTTTGAAAAATATGTTTTTAATAACGAGTCTATAATACATGAATGGGAAGTTGCTAATGCTGACGGTGGCCCCGGTGAAGATAATCCTTGGCCTATGGAGAGTACGGTTACTGTTGGGGCTATTGATGAAGACGGGTTTCATTTACCTACTAATCCAGGATATCATCCTACACAGGCTGATTTTCAAAGTGTAAGAGACGTAGCTTTTTTACTTAGCCCTCACGGTAAAAATATACAGTATGACTTTAAAGAAGAGGATTATTTAAAGACTTACGGGTATTACGGTGCAAGAGCTACTCAGTATGGTACGCAAGCTGACAGTGGCCCAGACTCAGATAAAAGTTACGCTTTTTACTACAAAACAAATATATTTTTCCCTGCAGGACTTTCACACCCTACAGAAAGAATACAGATAGATAAATCAGTACGGTTACGTACTGGTGAATTCCTTTACTCTAGTAACGCCTATCTAGATGGGAGAGAAAGCATAGGTAGTTTACGTAATACCTCAGCTTCCAGAGATAGTTATGGAGTAGGAGGAGGAGGTACAGATGACGTACCTTTAGGTATAGGTAATCCAAAAATAGCTGTAATGTTAAAAAATGACCCTACAATTAACAATGCTATCAGTCACCGTACTGAAATGGGGTATATAAACGATGATTTTTATCAGAATTCTGTTTTTTTAGAAGATAGCGATGTAGCTTGGTATGATTCTTATTTTAAAGAGGTAGCTTTATGTAGACATATAATTAACCAGTATGGAGGAGATACTAATGAGGCTAGAAGTAATAACCAGTATATATCTACAGGACACTATCAAATAATAAATGAGAATATTGGTACTTCTTTAACGTTTAAAGTGTTTGGAGGAGATACTTATGTAAACTATCTTGATGATGAATATTGTGAGCAGTACTTTAGCCCTTCTAGTGTATTTGGAGAAGTCTATGAAACTGATACAGTTAATAAACTTTCTGTAGTAGCTTGTTACCCCACTGAAGGAATAGTTAACCAGGACTTTACAAGAGGTAAAAAATGGTTTGCTTATAGAGATGCTGATGATATGGGATTGCATGGCCCAGATTCTTTTACTTACGCACCAGTATGGTCACAAGAAGATACAGCTAAAGATATATACTTTGCTGAAAACTTTTTATCTAATACTGTAGAAGAGCATCCCCACCAGTTATGGGCAAGCCAGCCTAAAATAGACGGGGAGTTTTCTGACAGTTGGAGATCCTTTCTAGTAAATAATAGTATTGAAGTAACAGGAGTATACGGGCCTATTAATAGAATTATTGCACATAACGAAAAAATATATTATTATCAAAATTCTGCAGTAGGCGTAACAACTGTAGATGAAAGGGTAGTTATTAATGATGTTTCCGGACAAGCGCTAACTCTTGGTACAGGAGGAATATTTCCTGACTACAGATATATATCATTACTTACAGGGTCTACACACCAGTTCTCAGTAGTATCTACACAAAGTAGTATATACCACTGGGATTCTCGCGTAAGAAAAATGTTTAGGACTTCCGGAATGCAGACTACTCCACTTAGTGATTTAAAAGGCATGAGTAGCTTTTTCCATAAGCTTTCTGGCCAACAACTAGTAGATGATTATACTTTACGTTCGCTTAGCCTAGGAGGGCCTGTAGGTGTCCATGGCACTCCTGATTACAGATACAATAGAGCCTTGTTTACTTTTCAGGGAATCCTTAACGTATATAATAACGTTAGTGAATTATATAATGCAAGTAACTCAACGTATGAATTTATAGAAAACACTATTGTATTACAAGACGGTGTATCTTATTACATCTTATTTAATTCTGATTATTATTCTACATCAAAGATAGACATACCAAGGTTAAGTGATCCTTTATCAAGATGGGCTAGAGTATCAGAACCATCTGATACCGCATTTACTGTTTCGTATAATGAAATGTTTGATGCTTTTGAAGCGTTTTATAGCTTTGTACCTTCAATGTATTTACAGTATGGTAGAAGACTAATGAGTACAACTCCTACTACCTTAAACGGAGCTTGGGAACATAATACCTCAGAAAGTAGATGTAACTTTTACGGTACCACATACCCATCTGTGTTAGAGACAGTGCTAGGATCTGCAGGAGGGCCAACATCATCTTTTGATACTTTACAGTGGCAAGGTACAGTTACTGATGATACTGGTAATGACGTACAAGAGTCTTTTAGCTCTATAAGAGTGTACAATGAATACCAAGATTCACTAGAAATTGCACTATCAGTAGGAGACAATATAAAAAGAAAGCTCAGGTTATGGAGAACGTTAATACCTAGAGACAATGCTCCTAATGACCCACGTATAAGAGCGCCATGGACTAGTGTAGTACTTACGTACAGTAACAGTAATAACTATAAGCATACAGTTAAAGACTTAGAATATAGTTTTAGGCCCTCTAAGAATTAGACACACAACATAATAGAATCTGTTACAAAATAACATGTTAAAGGTTTGGGTGTTTAATTGGGCGCTCTTACCTTTGCATAATCATTAATGATCTGACCATCATATAACAATTCTTATTACACTATGCCACGACTTAGAATACTACCTAGCCGCAGGGCTAAGAAATCACAACCAACGCAAGTAGCCTCCTATGCTACAGGAGGAAACCTTCCTTCAAACCCGTTAAATAAATTTATGTCTTCTGATCCCCCTAAAACAGAATGGTCAGGAACATATAAAGCAGACGGGACAAAAGAAACGCATGATACTCTTCTTCCTATGCCTGGTGGTGATGGGTCAGGTGATTTAACTCAAGCTCAACTTAGGGTAAAATTCCAAAACCAATCAACTGTAGGAGTTTCTGCTGGAGTAATTACAAATTATCACAAAGGAAACAATAGCGCTACTTTAGCAGCCCCTATAGATAATAAATGGAGGATGAAAGGGTTTCACAAACAAAGCGGTCAAGAAATAAATGAAGGTAATATAAGAAAAGAAATAGATGCTAACGCTAAAAGAAATGGAGGTAACATAACTAAGTATCTTGAAGGAGGTGGTCTTGAATCTATGGATATAAAGACTACAGAGCTAGATTACGAAAAAAAGCTTGCAGGAGGAGGTAGAGAAGCTTCTGAGATACCTAATGACGTTACGGAAGAAATAGATGGCGCTGCAGGTAAAACCTTACCTAAAGGAGTAAATTCTTTAATAGACGTAGGAGAAGCCGGAGGACTAGCTATAATTGAAGGTGTGTCTAACGACCCTAAACACGGAGTAAACAATTCTGAAGAAGCAGCTAAGGGAGCTGTTAAAGGAGCCTCTACTGGACTTAAAGTAGGTATGAATCCAGTGTTGATGGCAGCTACTGGAGGATTAAGTGCTCCAATAGGAGCTGCATTAGGTTTGACTACTGGATTAATTGGAGGAGCTACGGGTGCTACTAAAGCAGATGAAAAATACAATAAAGGATTTAAAGAAGATTATAAAATAACTCAAGGTAAGGAACACCAACAGCTATACGCTGAAAATGGTGGTCTTATACCTGTAGAATATGGTGGTGGTGGTCAACTTCCTAATGATGACGGTAATTTACCTGGGACTTTTAATGAGTTCCATGGTAATACCCATGAACAAGGAGGGATACAAGTAGGCCCAAACGCTGAAGTAGAAACAGGTGAGGTACGTTGGGAAGATTATATTTTCTCAGATGCGTTATCTCCTTCTAACTCTTATACAATATAATACTATGGGAAAAACATATGCAGACATAGCCAAGCAGATACGTAAAAGATTTGAGGGTAGAGAGAATGATGACGCAGCGCAAAGAACTATGAAGTCCCAGCTTACAAAGTTAATGGCGGCAAACGAAAACTCTAAAGCGGAAGCAGAGGACAAAGAGAATAGAATGCATGAAGCTGCTATGCGTTTTGGAGGCAATCTTAAGTACGGTAAAGGAGGAAGGCTTACTATAGACGGCTCTATTAAAAAAGAGTTAACAGATGAAGCAAGAAAAGAAGGCCTTGGTACAATGTCTTACCTTAAAGAATTAGATAGAGTTTCAGAAATGAGGTGCGGTGGAAAAATGTTAAGGGATGGCGGTACCTTATCTGAAAAATATTTATTTGGTGGAGGTAATGTAGACAATAAAAATGATTACTCCAACACTGATATTGAGATGAGTAATATAAATAAAGGACAGTTAATTAATGCTGCTCCTAATTTATATGATTTAGCTGTAGCTAATACTCCAGACCAAACACACCTTAAAAAAGTAGATTTAGAAGAAGTAAGTTTAGACAAATCTAGAGCCTTAACACATAGAAATACTGCTATGGGTAGAGCTATAGCAAGACAAAACGTTTTAGGTACTGCTAACAGCTCAGGCCAAGCGTTGTCAGCTCTTGCCTCACAGAATGCAGCTATAACTGAAAGTACAATACAGTCTGACCTCCAGAGCTATATAACGGAAGACGCTCAAAATAACGCAATAAGAAACCAGGAAGAGCAATTAAACACTAACCTGATTAATAAAGAGACTGAGCTTAATGAAATGAATGACGCTAATAGTAAGAGCGTTACTTCTACTGCATTACACAGAATAGCTCAAGGAGCTCAAGGAGCGTTAAAAGACCAGAACCTTACTATAGAGAATGCAAGGTCTAATGAACAGTCAATGAACGTCCTTAACGCAATGTACCCAGACTTTGAGTGGGGAGTAGATCCAGAAGATGATAAACTTAAACTAAAGTTTCTACAGAACGTAATGGATTTAACAGGTACTGAAGAAGGAGATAACCCTAAAGAAGATAAAGGCGTTATAGAAGAAGAAAAAGATATTACAGATTTTATTAATGATGGGTCAGAAGTAAAGGAGAGTAGTAATAAGAAATCTGAGATAATTACTCCCGAAGCAAAAACAGTAGAAACAGCTGAAGATGTAGTACAAAAAGAACTATCGCTAGATACTACAGTAGCTGAAAAAGAGCAAGAGATAGTACAACAGAATGAGAGTGCGTTAGAAGAAGAGGCTCTTTCAAATACTCAGAAAAAAGAAGATTCTACAGAGACTTTACAGGAAAGAAAGCAAGCGTTATTTAAAAAGCAAGCTGAGGAGATTGAAGCAGAGGCTATGAAAGATGAAGATAACCAAGGAGCACATGAGCGTAGAGAAGCAGAGAAGCTTATAGGCCAGACAGAGAAAGAGACAATAACAGAGAAAGAGATAGAGTTACTCAAAGAAGTCGCGTTGAAAATGAGAAAGCGAAAGGCAGAGAGAGAGACAGAAGAAAAAGAGACAGAAGTAAAAGACCTTAAAAACCTCCTAGGATTATTTGGACAAGACGTAGATGAAACTAGCGAAGAGTCAGATAAAGCAATTACCCCGCCTATCACAGAAGGAGCTTGGTACTTTACAGATGACGGAGACTTAAAGCAGTATTTTAAAAGCGAGGATGTAGTAAAACAAGACGTAGAGCAAGATGAGGTTAAGGAATTACTTCCTGAACAGAATCTATTACCTGCGCAGCCTACTATTACAGTACCTGCTTCTAAAAAAGAATCTAAAGAAACCGCTAATGGAGGAGCAGAGAGTTCTCCTAAAGAAGCAAGTATTGAAGTAGTAAAAGAAAAAGTAAAAGAGGTAGTTTCTTCAAGTACATCTAAAAAACAAACAGAAAAAGCCAAAGGAGATATTACCACTCTATTAGATCTTCACGGAAAAAGCGTTGTAGATGAAATAATAAAAGAGGATAAAGAAGTATCTAACAATCCTTTAAAGTTAGCTTCTAAATACTTAGGTATTGATGAGAATAATGTAGAGCAGCAAGCTACAATAAAAGGGTTCTTAAATAATGCTGTACCAGGCTACATTAAAAATAAAGGAGAGGTAACTAAAAATACTAATGCCTGGTGTGCGGCATTTGTAAATGAAATACTTTCTCAAGGAGAGTATGGAGCATTAGACCCCGGTAAAGATAAGTATAACCTTATTAGGGCTAAAAAATACGCAGAGATAGGAAGTCCTGTAAGCGGTATAGATGAAGCTATGCCTGGAGATGTAATTGTAACTAAGTCATTAAGAAATAATAAGTGGGCGTATCATACTGGATTTTACTCAGGGCAGAAAGGAGATAAATACACCATGCTTGGAGGAAATCAGGGCGACAGGGTAAGCGTAAAAGAAGTTGCAAAAGATAGCGTCTATGCCGTAAGAAGAATAAAAGGTGTTGCTGATATGAAAGCCGCTGATTTAAAAGGGATACAAGACACCGCTTTCTATGATAAATCTGGAGGTAAAAATAAAACAAAATAATAACTATGGCGAATAGATTTTTTAAACCAGGGCAAAGCCAGTACCAATCTCAGTTTGTACCAAAGACTCTTCCGTTAGCTATGATGGAAAAAGGGCTTGCTCGTAAGCAGGCTACACAGGATGCTACAAGAAAAGATATAGATACCCAAAGAGCTAACTTTAATAAAGAGAGAGCATACGGTACGTCCCACAAAGCGAAGCTTTCTGAAATAGAAGGTAAGTTTGATAAGTTTGTAGATTCCAATTACAATCAAGATTTAACTTCTCCTGAGTTTACTAGAAAATATAATGATTTTACAGCTGAGTTTAAGAATAACTCAGACCTTTCTACCATTAGAGCCAGGCAAGCTAACGTAGATGCTTTAACTGCAGAAGAACGTACGCTACGTGAATCAGGGGATCTTAATAGCGCTAGGTATGGTAGAGTTAAAGTAATGCTAGATAGAGCCAATAGTGATGAAGATGACTTTAATGATTTATTAAGCGGGGCTATAATTGGTGAAACTCAAGATGTAAGAACAACAAAAGAGCAGTATTTTAAACCGTTAAAATCAGAAGACATAGTAGCTTTAGATGCTGCTACTAATGAGTTTAAAAGAACAGGATATAAAGGAGTAGGGGAGCTAAAGGTCGCGCAAACTGTAATGAGACATTTTGAAGAGTATATGCAGACTTCTGCTGGAGAGCAAGAAGGAATGCAGTATGATGAAGATGTAAGGCTTGGTAGAGTAGATGGAGAAGAGGTAACAAAAGAAGACTTTATCATGGGTAGATTTCTAGCTACAGGTGAGGATTTTCAGTACTCAAACGCTTCTAAAGACTTTAATCCCGCTTCAAGCGCAGTAAAACAAATCTTAGAAGGAGATCCTATTATAGTATCCGGAAGTAAAGCCACCCATGGAGGCCTTAGTTTTCAAGAGCAACACGGAATAGCAGGAAAATCAATAGGTAACCTTGATGACTTAGAAAGTAACTTAGAGGAACTAGAGCACCAACTGACACAGTATGCAGATGTTATAGAGCTAACTGTTACGGAAGATAATAGAAATATGATTGAGACTCAAGGAGCTGAAGGACGTAAGTTACTTGATATATATGACGCGCAACAAGAGGGGTTAGATCCTGAAATGCTAACTGCAGACGAAGTAACTAAATTTAAAGAGTCCTTTAAAGATGAACGCGATGCAATACAAAAACTAGCAGACAAAGGTACGGACCGGTTAAACCAAGAATCAGTAAGAGTAGCTAAAATTATAGATGTGCATACAGCAGTTTTAGATAACACTTCCTGGTATGAAGGCAGTATTACTGGAGATATGGAGCTAGATGGGCAGAAACCTTCTAAAGTATTAGAAGCTTATTACGGGAAGCAAGCGTATATACCTGAAGAAGAGCAGATACAAGCGGTAGAATTTATGGATGCGCTTAAAAGATTAGGTACACTTAACTCTGCGTGGGAAATAGACGCAGATGCTGCAGGTGTTAATATGGCAGTACATAATGTAGAAAGTAAGGTGTCTTCAACTATAAAACAGTTTGTGGAACGTCAAAAAGGGACATATACAAACCAACTTGATAATGGAAAAATAACCCAAGCAGAATACAAGCAAGCACAAGAAGAACTAATAAACTTTAAAACAGTAGCTTATGCTTATGAAGCTCAGATGCAAGTAAATCAAGTAATTGATGACGCTAAAGCTCTCCCTGCAGATAATAAGTTTGTTGAACAATACAATCAAACTAGGATACAAGACACTGAAGGTACTGCTGCAACAATGAAACCTAATAAAAGTACGTACACTTCTTATGAGTCTGATGGTACTTCTGGTGGGGCTAAGACGGAACCTGCGTATACTCTAGAAAATAATGTTAGACTTAACCCCACAGCGTATACTTTTAGAGATGTAGATGGTGTAGAGATTGATGTAAGTAAGAACTACGCTTTAAACAATGCTTCCGTAGTATCTATAGACGTACAAAACCCAGACCCTAATAGTGATCTTGTTTCTTTTTCTTTATCTGTGAACCAAAGTGTAATAGATTTAGATCCTACCTCAATAGAAAACCTTAAAACGCAAGGTGTTATAACAGATGATGACTTTATTACAGACGGTAATGGAGACCCTACAAGTAAATTAAACTTAGAAGGGTTGAATGAAGAGACATTAGCATCACTTAAAAATAAAGTAACGCTTGAAACAAAGACTCTTAATGTTACTATCAAAGATGAGTTTATGGATAATAGCATTAAAAAAGCTATCCAAGAAAAAGAAATGAGTCTATATCACCAAAGCCCTAACAGTGAGGCTGGCCAATCAGCTTACTTAAGAGCTGAAGTATATGCAGACCCTAAATTTCACGCAGACTTAAAACAAATTAACGTATTAAGAACAGAAGAAAGTTATGAAATGGAGCGTGTTATGCCTTATATTGCGGAAGGAAAAAAGGTAGCTAATGAAACCTTCACATACAAGGTAACAAAACTACCTGGAACTGGTGCAAATGCTGGGTTTTTACAGATAGAGATGACAGGGCCAGAAGGAGTAATAGCTAAAGGATCAGTGAGGAATATAGGAGAAGTATCTTCTTTTGTTAAACAACTGGAAAGCGAAGCAGCTATACAGTTAGAGACGTTAAATTTAGGGGATGTTTATAATCCTACAGCAGCAAACCAAACAGAAAAAAACAACTAAGTAATGGGAGTAGAAGTTAAGCTTGACGCAAACAACCAGCCGGAGAAAGTAAGTAAAAATACAGTTGAAGAAATAAAGGTACCTGCTCCTAGAATAACGGCAGAGGCTACTAATGACACTCCTCCGCCTTCTGATCCAGTAACTACAGATAAAGTTAAAAAAGAAGCTCCTGTAAAGCCTTTAGTTTCAACAGCTAGTGTAGCTAATAATATGTTTAATACTAGAGAGTTTAAAGCAAACTCAGCGGTAACAACTATACATAGAGAAGGGCTTGACTTAAAAGAAACTGTAGGTAGTATTGGTGACTTTAACATTACTGATACTGATGTACAAAAAAAATACATAAACTCTTTAGAGAAAGGAGCATATGATGCTGCTATGGCTACCTACCAAAATCAAGGTATTGGCTCTAAAGTTGGAGGATTCTTAGCTCAAGCAGCTGTAGGAGAAATTGTGCTTGGTACTCTTGAAGCAGCTGGCTATTTGGTAGATATGCAGCAATGGATACCTAGACTACTGGGGGAAGAAACTGAAGAAGTAGGTAACTTCTTTTCTGACTTAATGGTTGAAGCTAAAGGAGCTGTAAGAGAAGCTGCTCCTATACATATGAATCCATACAAGGAAGGCGAAATGGATCCTGGAAGTCTTTCTTGGTGGTTATCTAATGGTGTATCTGTAGCTTCTACTCTTTCCATTTTGATACCTGTAGCAGGTTGGGCAAGAGGAGCAGCTTTATTAGGTAAAGCAACAAAAATAGCTTCTACTACAGTTAAGGCTACTAAACTAGGAGGTAAATTAAGTAAAGGTAAAGGTAAATTAACTGCTGGATTATGGCAAGTAACTGGAGCAAAGAAAAGGTTTAACTGGGTAGATGAATTAGTTAAAGAAAAAGGAATTAATACTAAAGCTTTTGGAGCAGTAAAAGATGCGGTACATAAAGGTATCATATCTAGACACATAGAAGGTATGATGGAGGCTTCTGGTGTTTACCGGGATAAGAAAGCTGAGCTACTAGATATGAAAGGAGAAAATGGCTCTCCTTTATATACTGAAGAGGCGGCAGGAATAATGGCTTCTAAAGGAGCTAGTTTAACTTACGCTGCTGACTGGGTTATGTTACTACAAGATATAGGGCAATACGCTGCGTTAGGTAGAACTAAAGGATTTATTAAAGCTGCTAAAGACCCAAAGTTAGTTGCTGCAGTTGCCTCAGCTACAGGTCAAACAATACCTAACCAGTTTCTAAAAAAACTTGCGTACGGTACTTCAAGTTACTCTAAGCAGATGGCAGGGGAAGGGTTTGAGGAAATGTATCAGTATATGGCAGCAGAAGAAGGTTCTCATTATGTGGATGTTCTTTCAGGACATTCAGATAAAAGTAACTTCAGTTCTCGTGTAGGTGATTATATGCAAGATTCAGAGATGTGGACATCTGCATTGTTTGGTGCTTTAGGTGGAGGTGTATTCCAGGCTTTAGGGCCTTCTGTAAGTGCTCTAGCTGGAAAAGTTATGGGTAAGACAGAAACTAGATTTACTGAAGAGCAAGCAAGAGTAAACGCAATTATAAAGAGACAGGAGATTTTAAAAAGTCTTGATGTGAGACTAGCGGAAGCAGCTGAGATGGATAATGATTCTGCTGTTGAAATAGTGCAGCAAGATGTAGCTTTTGAGTTAGCTGTAAATGGGGCTCTTAACGGTAACATGCAAATAGATTTAGATGCTTTTGATTCTTTTGCAGCCATGACTCCAGAGGAAGCACAAAAACACGGTATAGGGCCAGAAGCTAAACAAAAGTTAGAGTTTTTCAAAGAATCTTATTTAAAAGCAGCTGAAATACTTAAGAAAAACGGGACTGAATTTGCTCCTAATACTGTAGCTGGGATTAGCCATAGTGAATTTATGATTGATGTGCTGGCTAGTAAAATACCAGGAATAAGAGAAAAAACTAGAGAAGCTATTGAAAAACTAGGGATACTTCATGCTTTAAGTACTGACGGTAAAGCACTAGTAAAATCTGCTGTAGATATTGCGGGAGGTAGAAGAGCAGTTAAAGGAATGCAGCAGCGAATAAAAGTAGATAAAAATCTTTCAAAAGAAGAGGTAGCTGATATGAAAGCTAAAATTATTACTGTAGAAGCTGCTTTAGACGCTCAAACAACTGTACTTAATAATACAATTGCGGAGTCTACTACGTTAAATGCAGTAGATAAAGTAGCGCTAAAAGAAAATTCTCAATACATTAAAACCTTAGAAGGACATTCAGCAGAGTTATACCATGTAAACAACTCAATAGAGAGGCACATGAAAAATATCACTAGGTTAACTAGTGAAAAAGGACAAGAGGCGGCAGCTAAAACACTAAGAGATCAAATAAACGCTTCTATAGCCCACCTTGACGCGGAAGAAGCAAAGAAAAAAGAAGAAAGAACTACTAGAGGAGGAGCTAAGCCTGGAGGATTAAGCGGATTTCAATTAGAAAAAGCAATAACAGAAGGAGCAATAGAAGAGTCTAAATTAAACGTTGATGAAAAAACAAGGTTAGAGAATCATAGAAATGGGTTACCTGATGATTCTTCTTTAAACGAGGAAACTGGAGAGGTATCTCCGGTAATTACTATAAAAAACGTAGCTGAAAAAGTTTCTGAGGGTACAGAATTAAGTGAGGAAGAGTATACTTTCTGGGAGGAAAATGAAGAAGCAATAGATGCGTTAAGTACAGTTATTGACGGAAACCCTGAGAGCTCTACTGAAGGAGTTGAAACAATACCTACTGCAGAAGAAGGTACAGGACCAAAAAATGTAGCGAAAGCAATTACACATGACGTAGCAGAAACTCCTGAAAACACTCCTCCTAAAACGGAAAGAATAGGAGGTGAGTTTGTTGTGAGAGCAGAAACAGTGGTAATAGGTAAAATGGTTCCTAAACTAGCTTGGGCAAGTACAAGTAATAACAGAACTCCTGTAGACCCAGGGGAAGAAGGTGAATTAACTAAACACGACAAAGAAAGAGCAGCTCTAACTGAGTTTTTAGAAGGTGACCAGTCCATGGAAGGTATTTACTTCGTTATAGAGATAGATACAGAAAGTGATGCTTGGGGCCAAAAAGCAAATAAAAGCTGGAAGAGAAAAAAGAAAGATTTTGAAGCAGGGAAACTTCCAGATGATCATGGTAAGATCCCTATGAAAGCTGTGATGTATAGAGATGGAAAACCTCTAGAGCACCATGGAGAAGCTTTATACATGTTTATACATGATGATAATTTTGCAGGAGGTAGTGCAGAACTAAATGAAGCAAGAGCATTAGAGACTTTAGCGCTCAAGGAAAAAGCAATTAAAGCAATACAGAAAGGAGAGAATTTAAGATTAGACTTTGATATTAAAACAAGAGGTAACCTTAAAATTGCTACGAATGAAGACGGTAGTTGGATTAACAGTAATCCAGATGATGTAATTGTAGGTGCCTCAGATTCTGATTGGGTGTATGGCCACAACAGTTATTATCTTGATAGAGTAGACGGTAAAGGATCTCCAAACGGAGGGTTATCAGCATTCAGTGGTTCAACTGATGGAGGAATATATATTTCAACTAAAGGAGCTAACGGAACCTCTTTTCCTTTACGTTTAAGTGTGGATAATATCAGTCCTTCTGAAGCTAATCTAGCATTTGCACTATTAAAAGAAGTGGCGACTAATAACGCATATACTTCAGATGTATCTAAAGAGGTACTCAAGAAAATGAAGGAGAGTAAAGACCCTAGGATTTCAGAGCTATATAGAGTAATGAAGCTAGATACTGAGGCTATTACAAATAGCGAATTACTAAATATGATAGTGTTTGCCGGTAAAAACGCTACACAAGGTAAAGGAAGTTCTCAGCTATGGGTGGATAAAGGTACTTTACATATTGGAGATAAGACATACAGTATAGCTGCTTTAGGTACTAAGGAAGCTCAAGTAGAAATAACAACTCATCTAATAGAATTCAGAAAACGTCAAGTTAATGTAGAGATGCTTTCTAATAAGGAGTACAAGCAGTATTTAATGGCTACAGGTGTAGTAACCACTAATGCTGCAATTACTCCTACAAAGAGACCGTTTATACAGCCTTCTATTACGTACAAAAATCCTATTACTGCTTCTAGTAAACCGGCTGCAGCTAGTAGTAATAACCAATTTAGAGATAATCAAGTTATTCTAAAGGAAGAAACATTTACTCTAACTGATGAGGATGGTGGTAAACAGGTAATAACTATACAAACAAATTTAGATGGCTCTTTAAATCCTGCAGAAGTTGAAAATTTTGATGTAGATGGAAATAGTTTAGGTAGAGGGAAAAGAATTAAACTTGGAGACAATAGTATCATTGTCAGAGATGGCTTAACTGCTGAACAACTAGCAGAGAGTACTTTTGCAGGGGATGGGTATGTGATGAGAAAGACAGGGGAGAGAAGTGGAACTGAAGTAAACAACCCTAAAAAAATAGCAGGTCTAACACTTGATCAAAAAAAGAAGTTAGGGATAAAGCCAACACACCCTAGTAATGTTGACGCAATCCTTAAAGAAGGGGAGTTAACCGAGCTTAAAGCTCAAAGAGATTGGGCGATAAGTAGATACAAAGAAGACCTTGCTAGTGGAGATATTACTGAAGCTCAAGCTAATAAACAATTTGCAAGGATAAGAGTAGACTTTGTAGATAACGTTAATAGATTAAATAAAAAGTATGCGGCTAAACCAGCAACACAACAAACTAGTGATGTCGAGGTAAAAAGAAGTAGAAAAGAGGATTTGAATAATGCTGATTTATTTCATGGTACAGCTACTTCAGAGAATGTTTTATCAGGTAAATATGATATTAATTCAGCTTTCACAACAGCAGGGCAAGCAGCAGGTGCAGGTCTTTATTTAACTAATGATAAAAAGTTAGGAGAAAGGTATTCAGAACAAGCTTTAGAACAGAGAAAAGCAAAAAAATTAGAAGGGGGGAAACCTGAAGTATTGTATTTTAACAGCAAAGATTTTAACATTGTAAAAAAAGGCAGAATAGGAGAAGAATTATTTAATAAGATTAAAGAAAAATACCCCGAAAATACTAGCATAACTGCTGATACTTTAGCGACAGATTTATTCAGAGAGTTGGTAAAAATAGATTATGGAATACCTTTTAGTTCATCTTTAGACACTTCTGACATGATACCTGTTATGTTAGAGTTGGGTATAGACGGTATAGAAATAGGCCCTCAAACAGTATTGTACAATTTTGAAAAAATTAAAAGTAAAGAAATCAACGCTAAATACGATGCTAAGTTAGCTGCTTTACAACCAACACAACAAACTACTGAGGTTGAAAAAGCTGAAATAGCTAAGTTAGAGGGGAGAAGGAAAGAAGAATTAAAAGACTTCAAAGTTGGAAGTACTTTAAATTTATATGGTTCAACCGGTGTTTTAGAGGATACAGCTGTCATTATTAAAGACAACGGTACAACTTGGAGATTGAAGTATACCTCTGATGGTCACGAAATGAACACTGGGAAAACCACTGACCAAGGTATGAACAGCGGGGAAAAAACGCATGGTGTGCGATATACAGTACTGTCGAATGAAGCAGGAATCAACGATAAATATGACAAGCTTATAGCTGAAGTAAAAGGAAAGACAGCACAACAAAGTGGTAAAAATGACAATCAATCAGCTATAGACCCTATTACTGTAGCTGAGCAAGCAGAGATTGATGCTATAATTACCAATGAAGAAGGATCACTGTTTTTCCCTTCAGCTAAAGGATACGCTTTTGACCTGGCTTATGATAATAAAGAAGATCTAATTGCTCACATTAAAGAAAAGTACGCTATTATACGTGCAGCTGCACCTAAAGCTCCTGTAACTACTTCTGTAAGTGCTTCTAATGTTAGTACCTCTACTAAAGGAACTAAAGTAAAATACAAGCCTAAAGGAAGCAAGCTACCTGCTCAAGAATATAATGTAGCAGGTAAAAAGATAACCAATAGTAAAGGTGTAGAAGTATACGCTACTGATTCAGTAGATAGAAATAAGATATTTATTGAAGATGCTTTAGCTAACGGAAGAGCAGAGAAAATTGTTCTTACTTCTAAAAATAAAAATACAGGTAATACTACAACTAAGACATACTATATTAACAAGAAAGGAAAGGTACTTTCAGAAGTTTCAGGAAAAGAGATTGTACATAAAGCTATAATAGCTGCGGTTATAGAGAAAGCTACTATTTATAGTTCTCCTTTACCAGCAGCGAAGATTATTAATAGCGAGAAGAAAACGGCATTAAAAGCTAAACGGGATAAGGATTTAAATAACGTAAAAGACATAGTTACCACTACTGGCGGAAATGAATCTGCTGAACGTGATGCTATGGGTGTATTTGCTCAAGCTACTGATATAGATGATTTTAAACAATACATTGAAGAACTAGGTATTGATGAAATGCAAGAAATCATAGAAAAAAGATTAACTGGATATCATCTTACAGATTTTGAAGCAATACGAGAAAACAGCGTAAGAAAAACTTTAGAGGAAATTAGAGATGGAAGCACGCAATCTATCACTACTACTGTTAAAAATACAGCTGAAATAGACAGGATTAATGAGCAATACAGAAAAGAATTAGCTGCTCTAGGGCCAGCACCTGCATTTACTGAAGTAAAAGACCAGACTTTACCTGTAGAAGAAGAAGGAGCTACTACAACTTATATACCTGACACATCACTTCCTGTAGCTGAAGATTCTACAGAACTTACAGGAGAAGCTAAAATAAAAGCAGACTTAGCTAAAAGTAAAGGAGAACATGGGGCCAGCGCATCTGATTCTGGATTATTTAGTATTGGGAAAGAAACTGAAGGAAATGACTACGCTTCATCTGAAGCAGAGCATTTAAAGTCTCTATTACCGGATGATGTAGCTATTGAACTAGTAGACGGGTACGTTAAAATACTAGAAGGAGGATGGTCTGCTGTTGGATTATTCCAACACGGTATGGTTAGACTATCTAAAAAAGCTCCAAAAGGTACAGGTTACCATGAGGCTTTCCACGCTGTTTACAGGACTATGACTACAGCGGATGAAAGAATACAGTTACAAAAAGACGCTAGAAGAATATTCCCTCTAGCAAGCCAAAAGCAATTAGCAGCTCTTGCCAGCCAACATCCTGACATGAGTAAAGAAGACATAGCTGATCTTTATTATGAAGAGCAGATGGCTGATGAGTTTGGTAGTTATATGTATGGCACAAGTACTCAGGTACTACCTAAACAATTCCCTAAAGGAATTAAAGGGTTCTTTAATAAATTATTTAGTTGGATTAATAACGTATTCAGTAATCCTAGGACTGTTAATAGTATTTTCCAGGACATTAAAATGGGTAAGTATAAAAACTCTCCAGTTAATGTAACAAGAAAAGTGGTTTTTAAAGCTCACAGAAATTACCAGTCAGCAGATGTTCTAGAGATAACTAGAAGTCTGGCTTCTTTTGCAATGAGAGATGTTGATGTAATTGAGGATATTGAAAATATTGATTTTGCTAATATTAAAACAAGTTTATCTCAAGCTATTGGACATTATAACTCTATACAAGAAGATATTTTAACTAGAATAGACGCTACAAACCCAGATGATCAACGGCAATTAGAATACTTAAGAGGTAAAATAGAAGACGCTGCAGAAACAGCAAGTAGGTTAACTAGATTGTACGATGAAATATATAAGGAGAATGATATGTTCTTCATAGAAAAAGTTAGAGACTACCTTAGTGAATTTGGAATATCTCCTAAGAAGTTAGCAATAGACGGAAAAACTAAGGAAGAAAAAGAAGATGAAGACTCAGAGCTTGATGAAGAAACAGGAGGTAATAGCTTACTTAAATTAAGCTCATATGAAGTATCAGGTAAAAGTACAGCTACTGCTAATATAAAACTACTGATAGCTTTAACTAACAAGGTAGTATATGATGACCAAGGTGACATAGTTAACGAAAGAACAGGGTATTTAAAACTACCTACTAAAGCTGATTTCTCTCAGTTATGGAATAAGCTAGAGCAGAATTTACATGGTATTATTGGACACTATGATGCAGGTACTGGTGAGTACATTGATCCTTATACTTTAATGATAGGTAAATTAAGTCTTATGACTTCAAAGCATCCAGAGTTAGCTCAGATTGTAACTAACTTAGAGAAGTCCTCTGAAATAATTCAAACGCAATTTGTAGTTAAGTTCTCTGCTGTAAAAGGAGATTATATTGATCACCTTATTTCAGGTACTGGTTCTGCCCCTATATCTAAAATAACGTCTGCAGATAACTTTGCTAAAGAAGCAATGCTTATAAGCAAATGGTCAGATAAGTTTGTTAAAATATACAGAACAACAAACCCTACTACAAAAGAACCTATATATGATACTGAAAAAATAAAAGCTATTGGCCAACTTATAGCAGCAAGTAAAAAAGCAACAGCAGAGTTTAACAGAGCTTCATTAACTACATCATTTGCTTCAGAAAAAGCAACTGCTATTAAAGCTAGGAGAGTACTTTTAAACAGTTTGGGTATATATATGCACCCTCAAGCTATAGCTAAGGTTATAGAGAGCTTCCCTGGAGACGGGTCAGGGTCAGAAGCAACGTATCAAGCAACGCAAATGGCTAAGTTTGATTATAGATTAGATGTTGCTCTTACTGGAATAAAAGCTTTATCTGGACCTATAGATTTTGATTCTAGTCCTTTAGAAGATGAAACATTTGTAAAAGCATTAGCTGAAGCAGAGGCAGAATTTACTCATGTTATGGGTGAGAATATGAAAATCATTGCTGGAGGTAAAAAGGCATGGATATTCCAAAATAATAATTCCGTTACCAAAGCTATACAAAGAATTAAAAATAACGATACTACTTTTATTGATGCGTTATTAGCTACTCCAAACGGTACTAATTCTGTATGGGCAAACGCTTTATCTAATAACCCTAAGCTAAGAGAAGAGCTTGCTACTGGATTATACGGTAATTATAGAGATCAAGATTCAGCAGATAAGGGAGATAAAGCAGGAGACCTTAAGACTCCTGATCAGTTTAATGATGTGCTTAACAAATATTTAAATGGATTTAAAAGTAAAAGCGGTACTGGTTTATACGTAGGTCTAGCTGAAGCTGATAAAGGACAGCAGTGGTACATAAGGGGACCTAAAGTAATAAAGTCTAAAGTTATTGGAGATAATAAAGGTTCAATGATAGTAGTTGATCCTGGTTCTTTACCGGTTGAAATACTTGCAGGATACTTAGCTGATGAACTTAATAGATGGCATGCTGCTTATGAGCAAAGATACGGAGAAAATAAAATAGCTGAAGATAAGCAGTTGTTGTATTATCACTATAATGAAAGGGTAAATAAAGAAACTGGAGAAACAGAAAGAACTGAAGGTAATGCTATGGGTAGTTACTTGTTTCCTAACCTAGACTTTAAAGCTCTTGGGCTTATGGGAGGCGAACGCCCAAATAAGATTACTAAAGAAGAATTATTTAAAAACAAAAATGTAGCTGCTGCTTTAGCTGAAATACTCAAGGAAAGAGTAACAGAGGATATAGCTGCTTCTTTAAAGTACGGGGTTATAAAGAAGGACGCAAAAACAGGAGCTCTAGCTAATGTTTCTATTGATAAAGATGTTTTACACGGAGAAGCTATACAAGGAACTGATGAAGGTTCCCGTATTGTTAACGCAGTAGCTAATTATACTGTAAACTCTATAATCGCAAACGTAGAGAATACAAAGATGTTTACTGGTGACCCTGCTTTATACAAGAAAGGTAAAGGAGACGGGTTTGAGGATTTCCGTAAAAGAATCCCAATGGCTACTTCTTCAGGTAGAGATGCTAGAGTGTTTAAAAACCCAGACGGTACTTGGGCGGTACGTAGAAAGTATTCTTCTGCGACTACAAAGGACGTAAATAATATGCCTTCTACAGCTTTAAACACAAAAGATAATGAAGACGGTAAACCTAACGAAAATGTGTCTCTTATAGCAGAAGCTACAGGTATAGATGTTAACACCGTAAAAGAAGTACTTTCTCCTTATAATGAGGTTAACCGTACAGATGCGCAAGCTTGGATCTCTTTATATGCTTATAAAGAAAGAATGCGGGCTTTTGGTAAATGGACAGGTAAGCATGATATAGCTTATGATAATGTAATGGCAGGAAAACTACTACCTGATGAAGTTAAATTATTGGCTATGCCTCTTAAAACAGTCCATTCAGGATTAGAGTTACTGCCTGGAGGTATAATGTCTATGCAGATTAACAAACAATCTGAAGCTCCTCTTATACCAGGTATTCATGATGAGACTCCGTTAAAGGCGTTAATGGACTCAATGAAAAAAAACAAAGTAGACCATGTTATTGTTCTTGACGGTAAGAAAGCAGGAGCCATTGGAACTACAGATATGACTAACGGTAATCACCAACCTGGAACAGCAATAGAACTTAATCCAATAGACTTAGATTACTCAAATCTGTACTTACAGCAAGACTTAAGTACTAAAGGAGTAAAGAATACATTGGTAGGTACGCAAATGACTAAAAACCTAATGGGTATAGTTTACCCTGAGCGTATATATGGAGAAGGAGTAGACGGAATAGCGTTATTAGAAGACTTTAACAGTACTATATCTAAACTTTCTAATATTGGATTAAAAGAGTATCAGAAAAAGATAGGATTTAATCCTGACACTGGAGAATTAGATCAAAAGAAGTTCCGGGAAGCGTTAGCGAGAGAACTTAAAGATGAGTTTTCAGATAACGTAATTGATGCAATTCTTGGAGGAGCTGCTTTAGACTCTTTACCTATAAACATAGAGTCCAGGTTAACTTCAATGATAACTAAAGAGGCAGTTAAACTTAAGCAGTCAGGTGGAGCGTTTGTTCAAATGTCTGACTTTGGCATCATGGGTGCGGAAGTTAATTTAAATGGCCCCGTTAAAGACGGAATTATTTTCTTTGGCGATCCTACTAAAGAGTTACAGCCAATGACTCTTACTAAAGATAATGGCGGTAAGATAGCTGCTAAAAGAGCCCAGATATTAATACCCCATGGTCCTATATTAAAGCAGCTTCAAAAAGCTATTGATAAGAAATATGGTAAAGGAACACACTATAAAGATTTAAGCCATAAAGAAATAAATTCTCTTATAGATAAGAAAGCTTTGGCCGGGCTTATATATAGAATACCAAATCAAGCTCCCGGTTCTAATGATGCTATTGAGATAGCTGGAATACTTCCTCCTGAAATGGGAGATACTATAATAGCTTACTCTGAAATTACAACTAAAACAGGATCAGATTTTGATATTGATAAAGCATTTGCTATATTCCCTAACCTAAAGTTTGATTCAGTTACTGGGTTAGTTACTACAATAAGCGTAAACAACACAAGCAAAGAAGGGTTACAGAACAGAAGAGCAGATTTAATGTCTCAAATGTTACTACATCCTGAAGCATATCTTCAGGTAATGGCCCCTATAGATTCAGAATGGTTAAAGGAAATGGCCTATGAATTACATCCAGCTGAGACTAAAAAGAAAGACTTAAAGTTTTTTACTGCTACTGACCAACTTGAAGCTAAAGCAAGATTTGATAACGCTAAGTCACTAGTTGGAGTTATTGCAGATCAGAGTTCAAATTACATGCTTACACTAAATGAGGTAATAGCTTTTGAAGGTGTTAATTTAGGGGTAGGAGTAACAAATAGTTACGGGTATTCAGTTATTTCAACAAGAACAGACGAAGAAAATAACCAAATATCAGAAACATTAGGGGCATTTATGAATGCAATTGTAGATGCTGCTAAAGATCCTTTCATAACTAGAGCAAACATTAACCAGACAACAGCAGGAGTAGCCTTTATGTTAGCTAGAACTGGAGCTAGTAGAGAGTTTATAATGGCTTTCATGGGTTCTCCAGTACTTAAGAAGTATGTGGAAATGTCCCAACTAAGTGAAGGAAGAATATCACAGCCTGAACGAGATCCTTTAACAGGTAAAAAACTTACTGTTTTAGATAAAATGGTTAGAGATCTTGATAACGCTGGAGTATATACATCAGGAGCTCACTTTAAGAGTAATGCTATTTCTGGGTCTTTTTTAAATCATTTAAGTCCTCCAGCAGGATTAGCTCCAATAAATCAAAATATAGACGTTACAGCAGCTCAATTACGTGAATTAATTGAAGATCCTACAGCATCACTAGTAGGACAAGAAAGAAGTGAATCAGATTTAGATATACTAGCTCAATTTATAAGATGGCAAGAAAGCGCTAAAAAGCTTAACACTTTTATTAGAGTAACTAAAGCAGATGTTAACGGAGCAAGTAGAAGTTTAGTAGCCGCAGGTATAGCTGAAAGAGCAATGACTGATATGATACTTGATAATTCATTTACTAACCTAGCTTCTTTTTTAGGGTATGATATAGTAGGCATCTCTAATCAAGCTAATGAGGATTTAGATTCTTCACCTCAACAACCTAACTTAACGCCTGCTTTTACAGGTAATGTGTCACAGGAAATGTTTGGAGAAAATGATGTTATGGTATTTGGAGCCAATTCTATTGGAGGACATGGCCAAGGAGTAGCAGCATTAGCTTATGCTAATACAACAGATAATTACAGAAAATGGAATCCTAATTTAGTTTCTGATATTGAAAGTAAAGTAGTGGGTGATTTTGCTATTGCAGGTGAAGTAGGTCTTACTACAGGTACTAAAGGTACGGGTTATGGTATAGTTACAAAAAATGCATCTATACAAAACGGAAGGTTAAAGATAGGTTCTCCTTTAGATTATGTTGAATTAGGATCCCAAGTAGAAGATTTATATGAGACTGCTAGAAAAAACCCTACTAAAACTTTCATAATACCTTATAACTCTGATAATAATTTAAATAAGAGCAGTTTAAATCAACTAGCTAATACATTTGGAGGAAGGCAGATTCCATCTAACGTAGTGTTTGGAGATAAAATGTTAGCTGAAATTAAAAGGATAAAAGGAACTAAAATATTTGAATCTCAACAACTTAATGAAGTTAAATTAGAAGCTACAGACAGAGTAGTTTTTGGCCACCCTACAATTGGTAAAAGTTACTTAAAAGATAGCGGTAGAAATGATTTTATTTCTTTAGATGATGACTATAGTTCAGAGATTAATGCAGAAGTAGAAGCTATATCTAAAAAACATAAAGTCACAACTTCTCAAGTTAAAGATGGAGGTAAGGAGGCTTGGAATAAAGCGTATAACGCTAAAATGCAAGCGTTATTTAATATAGCTAAAGCTAAAGCTACCAAAGAAGGTAAAACCTTGTTTACTTCTAATACTAATCTACTAAAAACTAATTCTGGAGCTTTTGACAAGGTGATAAATCTTTCAGATGTAGAATTTGGGAAAAGAATAGCGGAAAGAGGCGCTAAGTACGACACAAAAGAATGGAAACAGCAGATTAATGAAGCTATATCTAC